CATCTGTTGCCTGAAGAACCGCTTTCAACTCCTGTATTTCTGCTGCTTTAATGTTGCCACTAAATAATTTTTTAGTTAGTCTCATGGCTGCTTCACCACCTTTTTCAGCAACATTAGCAAACTGACCAATAATACTTCTATCTAATGCTTGAGATGCACCCAAGGCATCGTCATATAACCTAGTAACCTGTTCATACAATGGGTTTTCATATTTTAGTCTCTGCGATAACTGTTCACGAACTTTAGCAACCTGCCCCTTAATAAATTGTTGGTTGTCTTTGGTTAGCCCATCTATCACTGGTCTAAAGTCTTCTTTTAAACTTCTGTGCAATAGCTCTGTGCTATCTTTAAGTGTGCCAGTATTTTGGTCAATGAGGGATTCTCGAACTCTCTCTAAAGCTGTTCTGTATTCTCTTTTGATATTTTTATCTAATAACTTTTGATCTAATTCATCAAGTATATCTGAGACATCTATCTTTACATCCATGTTGTAAGCATCTTCATACATTGGCTTTACTTGTTTTGCCAGCTTTTCTTTTTCTGCCTTAATATAGTCATCTGCTGCTTTAACAACATCGAGCTCGGCATCTAGCGCTGGTTTGCCAGTCAGTTTGTTTTTTATACCCTGTGGGGAGTATTTTCCACTTAAAATATTGTCAAAAAAATGTTCAGCGTGATAGGCAACCCTTTGGTTCCTAGATTCATAATGGTCTATCATTTGTTGATTTCTGGCGTGTTTCGAGATCCATACCTCTGCTTTGTATCCCTTATTACCAACCAAGCCAGCAGCTTCAGCTCTGGAAATGTTTATGTCTGGGTATTTTGATGACATGTATGCCAGCTTTTCATCAACAGTTCTTCCGCCATTTTGAACAATGTCTGCTAAAATAGTTCTCCCATCAGAGCCGGGGAACTTTTCTAAAAGAACTCGCAAACCCTTTGGAGCTGCTTTCGCTGGAACACCTAAAGGAATAGAGCCAAACGCAGAAGACACAGCCAAATCTTTAGCTGCTGTCTCTACATCTATTGGTGGTCCACCTAATAAATAAGATAAACCAGCTCTAGCGCCATAAGCAGCACCACCACCTTTTGCAGTGCCCCAAGCACCACCAACCATAGCACCGGGAAAACCGCCAGTGACAAAACCTGTCCCCAAACCAATAACACCGCCAACCACTTCTGCAAGAAACTGTCCAGCAGGTCCAATGTTTCCTACATAATCTACATCGTTGTCAAGTGGTCCATCTTTAAATTCTTTTTTATACTCGCTTGTCACTGGATCTCTGTAAAACAAATCTCCATTTTTATCAAACGCATAATAAATAGAAGGATCTTCTATATCTGGAAACCTTCTTTTAGCTATCCAAAAAACCCTGTTGCGTTCATCGTTGGTTAAACCAGATAGAAACGCTGTGTAAGCTCCACTAGCATCTTCTGGATCTTCTTCAATTGCTGGTCCACCAGCTATACCACCAAATTGACTGCCTTTACTTACGCCACCATATTGACTTTGTTTATCACTCATGGCTTGGTATACACTTCGCCATCTTCTATAAACTCATCTCCAGACTCTAAAGCATCAAAATCTGCTTGTGATCTAACCACAGGTAAAGAACTTAGTTTCCTGCCCAGATCTTTTTTTCTTTTTTCGATAAGAGCCCTGTATGTTTCGGGAACAAAGCCTGTCCCAATATTGGGATTGTCTATAGCATATTGTAGCGTTTCCTCTTCTTTTGCAGTTAAAAGCGGATTTTTGTCTGACCATTCCTCTGCAAATAAATCTAACAGTTTCTCTTGTTTTGAACCACCGGGTATTCCTGCGTCTTCAAGCTCTATTGTTTTATTAATATAGTCCTTAAAAAATTGCTTTTTTCTCCTAGCCAGCTTTTCAAGCAGTTGTAATTGTGTCATTAAACCATCATAAGTTGACCCAAGTGTAGGAGAAGCGTTAATAAATAAATCCATTTCTCTCTCCGAAATTGCACCCTTGGTTTGAGAGACAATACCCATAACAAAGTTCATAGATAATTGATTAAGCGCTTTTAGCGGTGCTACAGAGTCTGGCGCATCAAGCAGATCTCCAAACCCAAGCCCTATTATAGTCTCTTTCATTCTCAAAGTGGCTGCACTGAATGGTCCAAGCTCCCCACCAGCATCTTTTGCTTGCACAGCTAATAAATAAGCGGCATTAACTTGATCTATGGTTGCTTGTGACGCATGAGATTCAGCTTGGTATGCGTCAGACGATTCTCTAATCGCATCAATTGCTCCCCTTTCACCATATCCAGCATTGGGATCTGGCATGTTGATTTGTGTTTCTGCTGCCTTTACTTCCCTACCACCTTTCGCAAAAAGGTCGTTAATTTCATCTCTATTAGATAAAATGTTTGCAAGAGTTTTATCTTTAGTAACAACTGTCCCATCCTCCTGCACCTCATCATATTCTATTCTTATGTATGATTGATCCTTATTAGCGTTATCTATGGTTTTCAAAGCTATTTGATTTAAAAATTCGTCAGCCTTTTGTTCATCTTGCATAGCTAATTGAGCAGCTTGCAATCCAAGTTGTTGCCTAGCTTTTGCATTATCTGTTTCCTGTTGTTTCAACTTGTCAGAAAACCTAGTAAAACCAACTCCTAATCCTGTGTAAGCCGAAGCGCCACCAGTGTTTGGTGTGGATAATAAACCAGCGCCTAGCTCGGAAGCCAAATCAAATATACCCATTTTAGGGGCTTGATACATATAAGGAGACAGTCGCTCTTGATACTTCTCTACATTGGTATCAAAATCACCGCCCATCGCAGTTATTTGCGCCTTTCTTTGTTCTTGTTCAAGTTTAGCTCGTTGAGCCAACATTTCTTGAAGATAAGTAAACTGCTCGTCTGGAGATATACGATCATTAGCACCATCTGCCAAACTATCCTCTTCGATAATCTGTAAATCTGGAGTAGCCATTAGATGTTATAAGGCGTTTGGTTTTGATTGTTACCTTGGTTAAAGAAATTGCCCAAAGCTCCCAGTGTGCTTAAACCAACGCCCAAGCCAGCTTGTAATGCACTTGGCTGTGGAGCGTAGGTTGTTGTTGTTTGTTGTTGTCCACTTGGCACTGTCTGAACAAAAGGCAACAGCGATTGGTATTGATTCAATGGCGCTTGTTGTGCTTGTAGAGCGTTTGCTCTTTGAGCTTCTAGTTGTTGTTGTGCGAACTGTTGTTGCATTTGACCAGAGCCAGCCAATTGGTTTGCACCAAATGCTCCAGCTTGTTGCGCTTGTCCACCAAGGTTTTGTAAATTAGAACCCAAGCCCATTTGTGCTTGAGCTCTTTGTTGTCCTATTTGAGCTTCAAGACCGCCTAAATTGCTAAGAGCACCAGCTTGTGTTTGTTGTGCACCAAATCGAGTGCCAGCCAATGAGCTTAACCCAGACGCTAAACCGCTTTGCGCTCCCAATTGTTGACCAGCTAGACCAGTCAATGTACCAGTTAGGTTTTGTCCAGCACCCAGTCTTGATCCAGCCATACCAGCTAAACCAGATGAGGCAGCTCTTCTGGCTGCTTGTTGTCTTTGAAACTCACCCATTCCCATCTGCTGTGCTTGTGAGTAGCCACCAGCTCTAATATTAGCTATTGATTGACCTAGACCTCTACCTAGTGCTTCTCTTCGTTCTGCTGCGCTTAAACGAGCTCTTGATCCGAATGCTGACTCTCCGCCTGTCTGAATATCTCTAGCTCTCTGTGCCATATCTTGTTTGTCGCCAGCTCTCATAGTGCGTTCTATGACTCCTTGAACCACTTGATCCTCGTAAGGATTGTAAAAGCGTTCTGTCATTGATGGATCGTAAGCACCAGTGGTTTGTCTTAATAAGTCTTCTGATTCACCCAAACGAGTGCCATAACCAGCAACATCACCCATAGCTCTGCCGCCTAAAGCGCCTAATTGCGTTCCAAAAGCGCTAGTAGCGCCTCTTTGTATGGATTCTATATCACCTAATTGACCTTGTAGTGAGCCAACACCACCCTGAATAGCACCTAGAGATTGTAGCTCTCTCATTCTAGCTTGATCTAATCCAGAACCAAGCTCTCCTATAGATGCACGATAAGCTGATTCAGCATCACTCAAATAAGGTTGTTGTATGCCAGCTTGTTCTCTGGTCATTTGCATGGCTCTTAACTGGTCTTCTGACAGCCCAGCTACTTCTTGTGGAATAACTCTAGGTCTGCCTTGTTCGTCATAGAAAGTTCTTTCGGCTGCTCTAAAAGCACCGGGTATGAAACCGCCTTGACCATCTAAACCAAACAACAGCTCTCTGGTTAATGGGTCAACGCCTGTTTCAATACGATTTATACCACTAACATAAGGATCTTGTGTCTCAGGCATTAGCTCTACTCCCAAATTCATCCATCAAGCCATACATTAATTGCGTTCCACGCTCTCTGTCTTCGCCAAGACTGGGCACTAAATTAATAATGCCGCCTTGGTTCTTCTCCATCACATAACTGCCAGCACCTCTAACACCTCTGCCTGTCATCACAAACTCACCATCTGACAACATCGCTGGTATCTCATCACTGGTTTCTGTACCTATTCCATTAATGTGTCCATTCATTGGTTGAAAGTCTTGCATGGCAACAGCGCCACCATTAGCAAATCCTCTAGCATTAGGCATTGAAATATAAGGACCATAACCTGAACCCAAAACTGGCGGCACTGATCTTCTTGCCATTTGAGCCATGCCACCCATATTCATGCCACGAATCCTGCTACGAGGTCTTCTTCTTATCTTTTCAGTAATACTGGACAACCCACCAATAGGTCTTTCAGGAACACTAGGCATAAGGGTAGGAGCCATTAGCAACCTCTCTTCTGCTGTTGCTGGAGTCACTATCCCCTGTGGTAGTGGTGTTCGATTTCGTTTCTCTTCCATCATTTGCCTAATCCTTTCTTCTTCTGGATCAACTGGTGGCGGTGTCCAACCATATTCAGTTGGTTTACCTGATCTTCCACCTTGTGGTCTGAGATATGGTGATGGTGTACCAACAGGCTCTGGAAGTCTCATCAGATCACTCCGCCCACCTGCTATTTTTCGCATTCCGCCAACGCTCATAGGTCTATCGCTTGGTCCCAAAGGCACTGAAGGCAATGGTCTGCCAATTCTAGGCGGTATATTTGGGTTAATAGGTCTGTCAGCATCCATTGGTCTTCTAGGTGGTATAGGGAAAGGTTTACCACTTGGTCCAACAGTAGGTGTGTCTGGTCGTGTCGGTCTTTCCCACAGTGTTTTATCAAACTGCCATCCTTGAGGCTTATACCAAAATTGATTTAGCCAATAGGGTTCCGATGAAAAACGCATTGGGTTTTTGCTCCATGCTTCTTGGTCTATTCTTAGTTTTTCTAGTTGTTCTGGTGAGGGTCCACCTTGTCCCATATAAGGGTCTTGAGGTGTTGTTGGCGGAGCTGGTCTGGGTGGCTTCATTGTTTTATTATGCGACAACGCAGGTACTGGATTTTCTTCAGTTCCGCCTCGTAACATATAGGTTTGAGCCTTGTCCACTGAAATATGAATTACAGGTCCATCGGAGAAAGGTTTTACTTCACTAACGACCAAATCTCCAACCTCATCGCCTTCTTTTAAATCTTCTACGTCTACAAAACCTTTGTCTTTTACAAAATAAGGGTGACTAGGGGATGTTACAATACTATCTCCCTCTGTAAATAAAACCTCTCGTCTTGGACTGTCTTCAATTGTTTTTGCAAAAGTTACTTTCTGAGGCTCTTTTGAAGTAATGACTTCATCACCTACTTTAAGCTCTCCAGCCAATATCCAGTCGTTATTTGCTAATTGGATATGTTCTTCGGGACTTGGACAGGCGCGCACATCACGATTTTGGCGGTCCAACCACCAATTATACATTACATACTCAGGATCTCCCGGTTGCGGTGGGTTAGTTGCCCATCGCTGTTCCCTTTCTTGCTGTTTTTCACCATGCCCTACAGGAAGAATATCAAATCCTCCTGTGGGTGGAGCTGGTTGTGTTGGAAGAGGATTAAGTCCTTCATCAGCTCCACCAAAAGGGTCGGTTGTTGCTTGTAATTGCTCTAATAGCAAAGGAGAAACATAAGGAGTACCATCAGCAGCTAATGGTGATGAAGGCGGTGGAGCTGGCAGTAAAGGAGCGCCATCAGGACTTAAACCTACTGGCGTTTCAATATTTTCACGCATTGCATCTTTCGCTGCAAGATAGTTTTCTGGAATTTCAAAATTTATAGGCGCTGGTGGTAACGGCATCATAGATGGTACCGCAACTGGTCTTAGCACCTGCATTGGAACACCTCTTACTTCACCGCCATAAGCAGCGTTTATTGGAAGGATAGTAGCTGATTCATCAAGCGGTTTTCCACCACTTAACTCTGGAATTGTGCCTTGTGGCAACAAACCAAACTCAACTGGGTTCGGGGCTTCTTGCCCCATTCTTCTAGCTATCTCAGCTTCTATATTAAATCTTCCTGTTGGACCCATTGCTGTCATTGGTGTGATCGGCACTCCTTTCATGTTCTTAGTGTCTTCGTAAGCCAGCTTGCCTAAAGCGCCAGCCAATCCCAAAGTTCCAGCCAATTTAAAAGCATCTCCTATACCGCCACCACCAAGTAAACCGCCACCGCCACCAAGTAAACTACCAATACCACCAGCTCCTGCTACGCCACCACCAGCAGTAGCAGCACCAGCGCCACCAGCAATTTGTTGTATTATATTTCCAGTGTTAGGGTCTATCGAATATCCAGCTTGTTTGACCATATCTGCCCCATAAACATTACCAGCTTGATCGGCATAACCAGTAATTTGTCCAGACGCATTTGTTACTGGCTCTAATCCACCAGCCATACCTTCGGCTCCAAATAAATTTCCTTGTAATCCGCCAGTTAGTCGCTGTATGCCAGAACCAGATCGTGACAACAACTCACTTGGATCAGTTGCCCCAAAAGGCAATCCGACCTCACCTGTAATTTTATTAATATATTCCCCAGTATTTGGCTCTAGGATATAATCATCTGGATTTGCTGATTTAAACACGCCTTTAACATTTGACATCAAGCTATCACCGCCAAACATACTGGTTCCGCTTTTATTAAATAGGTCAGCTATACCACCCTGTCCAGCAACACCAGTGTTTGCCCATGCACCAGAAAAGCCACCGCCAGTTTTAAAAGCATCAAAACTTTCTCCAAAGCTAGGTCCAGTTCTTAAAGGACCAGCCACTGATAGTAATGCCAGTGGGCTTGCATCGCCTTTTGCGACATCATAAACAGTTAGGGCTTTATCAGCCATTGCTGCTACTGGTTGCCAAGGACCGGGTATATATTGAGCTATTTTAGCGACTGGTCGTACTATCTTTTTGGCAAACTTGGCTATTTTTTTGAAGAAACCAAACTCTGGAAGCCCTGTGTGTGGGTTTAACTTAACGCCACTATCCAGTGCGCCAATCCCTTGCATGACACGACTTTCTGGCATGATGTCGTATTGGTCAAATTTTCTTTCAAGATACGACTCAAATTCTGGGTCATCTTCAAGTAATGCTGGCGGAATGATAACATCACCGGGTTCTAAATGAGCTAACACAGTATCCGAACCACTGCCCATGTGTTGTATCTCCATAGCTTGTTCTGCTAGTGGAGCTTGTGCTTGTTGAGCCATTGCTTCAAATGATCCTATAGCCTGTATTTTCTCTTCAGGAGTTAGAGCACCTTGCTCTGCTTCAATCTCCATCAACAAACGCTGTTTGTCTTCGTCAGTCATTTGACCCACGCCTTGTCCAGCGCTGGCTGGTAGTGGCATTGGTACTGCGTCTGGCTTGTTCCTAGGGTCATAAGGTCCAGATATAAATTCTGGAGGAGGACCAGAAGGATCATAAGGCAAGTTTTGTACTGGATTTCTTGGTCTGTCGCCAATCAGTGCATCTATTCTTTGTTGTAATTGTTCGCTTATTGCCATATTAACTCGTTGTTACAGTTACGCTCCCTATACTAAATGTAGCACCCAATCCTACTGGATAGGTTTGATGGCTATACAAATCCCTTAAAGAATTACCATCAAATGCTTGGTGAATCGCTCTAGTAGTATTAAATATTATAGCACCAGTTGCAAATTGTAAGGTATCTATTTCATCATCGTTGTAACTTGGTACTTGATCTGGGTCAATTGCACTCAAGTTAATTTCTAAGATACGGACCAGCCTATTATAGAGCTCTGCCGTGACTGTACCAGTTTCAGCTAATGGCAAACGAGTGGGTAAAAGTTTGCTCATCTTCTGCCAGAAGGCTGAACATCAAGTCGAGTGCTCCCTAGTCGCCACTTATAATCTTTACGATCAGCAGTTGAATCATCGTCATCAGACTCAAAACGAAGCACAAACTGCCGACCTCTAGCTCTCACATAGCTTTGATTGGTAGTCGATGTTATCTGGTTTGTAGAGGATGTAGACAGGCTTTCCCCATTAAAGTTCCTATTTTTCAACACGATATTAACAGCTCCATTCGGAGATGTACCTGCTGCATTGACAAATTTAATGTCTGGAATGATTCTTTTAATAAAGGCAAACTGTTCACCATCACCAAAATCTAGGTCTGCTGACTCTATATAAACATTATCCATTGGATCAGTGTCGTTGTTATAACCATTTTCATGTTCATATAGATAATAAGCACTAGACGACACGCCAGTTGCTTGTGGCTTGTTTTGTATACCACTATCGACCCAAGCATAACGAACCAGAGAGCCTATAGACCACAGGTTTTCTTCGTAATTATACATTGCATAACGCGATATTTCTTTGGTGCCATCTTCTATAGAAGGATAGAAAAACCACACTTCAGAGAACTCGGAGTTAAGAGCAACATGGCATTTGTGCGATTGTGCCTGATCTAAGTCCAAAAACACATACTCTTGGACAGAGCATGGAATCTTCTGAACCGCACCATTATAAAAGTAAAAGCCCTGCTTACTCATATAGAAAACCCCACTGGGAGCATTAACACAGGCTTTAGGACCGATTAAACCAGCGCCTTGATTAATTAAATTGATAGAAAAAGTCAATGGTGGTCCTATAAAATTCATTGAATACAGAGCAGTATCAGTCCAAATCAACACTTCTTGTCTCGCCTTTAATCCACCAACAATAAGAGATCCACTGGATAATCGAAGAGAACCAGCCGAATTGGTTGTTTTGGGCTCAAACTCCAACGAGTCTTCTTGATCTGAGAACGCTATAAACATAGGGTCAATAACGCCAGTTCTATCATTGTTGGAGTCTAACGGATCAGCGCCCAATACAATTAAATGCCTGTCTGTTTCAGAAGTAATGACTTGTAAACCAACTGTAGGTACTTTGTTAGCGCCAGATATGCCACTTAAAACCACTGCTCTTGTTGTTAAACCATTGTTTTCAACCCATTTATAGATTCCGCCAGCTCTAGGGTTAATGATTAAATCTTCACCAAAATTATCGTTAGTCCACAGCCTTAATTGGTTAGTAGCGTCTAAAGACCCAGATGAGCCGAAGGTTCCAGAGCCCCACCCATCAATACCCCAACCAGTGCCTTGCACATAATCATCTAGTCCGACATTAATTTGATAAGCGCCAACAACGCTGCCTCCGCCATTACCGCTATCACTACTGTTAGCTGTAACTGTATCTCCGTCAGTGTCTTTAGCTTCAACAGTATAAACATTGGCACTGGTGATAGTGGCAATTTGATATTCCTGATTAAGAACAGTTGCAGTAATTAAACCACCTAGAGTAGCGGCACCACTAAAAGTAACAAAATCGTTTTTAACTGCTCCATGGCTTGTATCAGTAACAGTGATGGTGGCATCACCATTAGACGCTGAAAAAGTTACATCACCAGCAGATGTAGTAGCTCTTATTGGCGTAACATCGTTGTAAGTGCCACCAGATTCAACATAATATTTATAGGTAGTGCCTATCCCAGTAAAACGAGTTCCAGCTAAAGACACCCACTGGTGTAGAGCTCTTGCTATACCTAGGAAAGCAGTAGTCGAATATTTAACCCAACCACCAATCTTCTCAGCACGATTTTTGCGAAAACGAATAAAGTTACCATCGACCCAGCCACCTTCGTTGCTGTAGTCGGTTTCTTCTTTATTGATACCAGCTTTGAAATTAAATTTTGCTAAAGGCATAAGTAAACTCCTTGATAAAAGTTTACCACAAAATTATTACACTAAGCTAAACGAATAATAGCGCCTGTGGCTGTAGGGCTTGGGAATACAACTGTAAAGTCTCCAGCAGTGGATGTTTTGTCTCCACCAAAATCAATGGCACATAAGGCTTTATTGCTATTGGTTGAGTTATATAGCAAACAACCTCTAGCAGTAACAGTGGCTGTGCCAAATGTTAAGTCAGCAAAATCACAAACAGCAGTTGTTCCACTGGTAGCTGGGGTCACATTTGTCAATGCAGAACCGCCAGCACTATAATTAGTACCACTTACTTCTTGTGAAGTTGAATACGCAGTAGTCGCAGCACCCATTGTTGCTGAACTTGTGTATAAAGCTAATTTAATAGAGTCAGCTCCATTGGTTAGATTGTGACCCTCAACAAGAATCTCTTGTTTAAAACTTGTTGCTATTGCAGATGTAATTGCCATTTTAAAGCTCCTTAATAATCTTAGCCATGTCGCTGTGACCTTGGCTATTTAATAATCCTACAATAGTTACTCTATCAGATTCTATGGCACTTTTCATACCATTTAATATTATGACATAAATATGCTTTTTAAACTGTAAAGCCTGTTCTCTTATATGAGGTGGTGCTTCGGCTGAAATATCACAAATTTTATTGGTTATCATCTCAGCCCAAAACTCTGGGTCATGCCCTTTGTTTTGCGTTGTATGAACGCTAACTTGACCTAGTTGTATAAAGCTGTCTGTCATTATTTTTTCTTCCTGCCTGTTTTAGTTCTAGGGAAAGATCTATTTTGACTTTTATTAATTGCTCGTAAATTACTAGACTTATTGTTTAATGGGTTGCCGTCTATATGATGAATGTCTAAACTGTCTCCTTTTTTAACCTTACCCTTTTTTAAAGCATCAGCCCTAGCCTTGTTTCTAGCGGTTCTTCGCTTAATTTGGCTTGGCTTGGAATGATAGTTTTTATATTCTGTTGTATAATTTCTAGCCAAATCTTACCCCTTATATGGTTCTGGTGGAACAATCTCTTCTTGCAAAGTTAAATTGTATTCTGAAAGTGTAGACTCTATATCTTCATAAGGTGCAATAATCCACTTCTCTTCATGTGGCACTGCTACTAATGGTTTTGCTAACCTATGATAACCATACAATCGTTCTGTTGCTGGCACACATGAATCGAGCACTGTTGAGCGTGGTGAAACACCGACAGTGATACCATTCTCCATCAGCTTGCATAACCAAAACTCGACACAAGCTCTACCAGCTTCAGCAAAATGTAAATCACTTGAATAAGAGAAGTCTATGCCAAACAAGTCAATCGCTGCTACTTTATTGTATAGAGCAAAAGCAATAGCGTAAGCAACTGTGTTGTTAAAGTAAGCACATTTAGCAGAGTTGGCAACCTCAACCAAAGGATACAACTCTGCATTAGGCACTCTTTTGTCTAGCTCACAGGTGTATATTGGTATCTTTAACTTAGGCAACAGCTTTTTCATTGCCTTAGTTTGCTTGCCAGCGTCATTGGTATCGAAAAAACGACTTGCTGGGTCCATCATAAACAAACGATCTAGGTTAAACACAGAAGCTGCTGAGTTAATGCCCCAGACTTCATCCCAGTCTTTGCTGTTTTCTTTTGAGATCACATAGTCTATTTGAGACAGACCTAGACCTATTAAGGCAATTCGCTTGCCTTTGAGCGATTTAATGGGCTTCATTACGAGATACCGAGTCTTAGACTATCGTATCTATATTCATCCCTAGTTTCTCTTCCTTCACTTAAATTCTTCATTCGAGCCACACTCTCCTTGAATCTTGCTTCAAAGTTGGCAATGATTTCTGGGGACTCTTTTAAAAAGATAGCTCCTTCTACTAAACTGCCATATAGCAACGCATCGCTATAATCTGTTGAAAGAACTGTTGTTCCACTGTCACTACCACTTGTCAATGAAGCTGGTTTATATAAATAATGTAATTCACAAGTATATGCTGAATCTGGAATTGGAGCAAGAGCGAAGGAACTTTGACTGAAAATAGAATAATATTTCGGTTGCCCTGTTACTGTCGTTGTTGGGCTGTATTCTTTTAGAAAAGAAGCGTGTTTTAAATCTAAATAGGTGTAGGTGTTACTACTAATGATAGCCAAGCTCATTGGTGCTAAAAAATCTGTTGGACACGCTAAAAAACGATTGTTATTTGCGGTTTGACCTTGAACATTCTTTCTTTGCTCTGGTAATTGCACCATTTTCAATATGCGATCTTCGGATTCAGTAATAAAAGTAGGCAACTGCGTAGTAAAAGTGCTTTCGCTAGACTCTAAGTAGTCTCCAATTGCTGTTTTCAATGTTGAATATGTAAAACTCATGTTGTAGTAATGGTAACAGAGCCAATCTCACAATCAACTTCAAAAGTTGTTAGTTGTGATCCTAGTTTGCCCAAACCAACATTGGTGTAAACTGTAAAAAAATTATTGTCGTCAGCAGTATCTGGTCTTGGGTTTTTTAATGCCTCTGCATCTGCTGTTGCTGGTCGAGGATTAAGCTGTGGATGTTTTGGGCTCCATTGATCTGGACCTACAAGCAAGCCATCCCATGTCATTTTCATCTCATTTAACTTATAGCGGAATCCTGTGATGTCACAGATTCCCCAAGCCTTTTGCCCTGACGCATAAGTAGCCATTAGGGTGTGTTATAACCTCTCAAGTCTGGGCTAACACGAAAACTGGCTCTCTCTCCATCTTGTGTTAGGGCGCGTAAGAACTCTTCTTCGTATAATTGTTTTAGCATTCCAGTTCTTTCTGGCGCTTTTTTCAATGAGATATAATAGGCTAGACCAGCAGCTAAACAGGGATAAAAGCGATAAGGCATTTGCATGGTATTCGATCCGACATCAGCATCATCCATTCTGGTTAAAACATTCATATATATGGTATAAGTGCTGGACTTATCTGGAGCTGGAAAAACAGTGATAGTAGGAGACAATTGCTTGTCAATCATAAACTGATTGGGCTTTCCAGTCGTGCTTTTGCTTGGATAAGATGAATATTCTGCCCTGCTGATTCTTGTCATAGGCAGATCAGTAATCACTGAATTAGTGGTTTCACGAATAAAAGAGTCTAATACATCAATTGGTGCTGTAGCATTCGTTGAATCTATATTATAAACAGTAGTGTCTTCAACCATAGCGACAGTCTTTTGATTGACAGTCCATTGATTCAAACCACGATTGGACCACTCAGCTAACAAAAGATTAAGGCTTCTTTGTGCGGTTTTGAGGTCGTATCCAGTTCTAAGCTCTATACCACAGCGCTCAAAGGCTTCTTCAATAAACTCACCAACATCGGGTTCAAAGTTCTTGCTACCAGAGGTTGCCATTTATTTTCTCCTTTTTGCTTTTTTACCTACCTTTTTAGAGTATGCCTTGGCTTTTTTCTTACCAGCCTTTGTATAAGCAAATTTCTTTTTACCGACTATTGGCATAAAAAATTAACCATATTTTTGACTAATTTGAGTACAATCATATAGGTATCACCACTGCTATGCCCTAATGTTGTAAAATCAAGATCGCCAGTAACACCGCTTCCAGCGTTATTGGGTATTGCTGTAAAGTCATCGTAATAT